AAGGTTCACTTGAAAGCCGATGAGTTGCCCAAAGGAAAGATAATTTGTAATGTATCCAAGCATTTTGTGGCTGTAGTGGATGGAGTAATCCAAGACACTTTTGATTGTAGTAGGAATGAAACAAGATGTGTCTATGGATACTGGAGGAAAGAATGATTATGCTTTCATTTTTTGTTCAACAAACATTGCTATTTTTCTTTTATTCCTATTTAAACTATTTCTGAAATGCTTTCTTGGTGCTATTTTTGACGTTCCATATTCCAAATATCTAGCATAATTTACTTTGCTGAATACTCTGCTTGTTAATTTTTTTGAGTTATCAGTTTCTATACTACCTAAAAACCTTCCTGTATCAACTGACATAGGTTCTGCTTTTTCTCCTGCAACACTTAATTTTACTTCACCTTGTACAAATAAACCTGCTTGGTGAATCCCATCACTAGCTTTATTAAGTAATGCCCTGTTGATTCCTTTTAGCTTAATTGCTGCTAAAGTACCACCTTTGATTTTAATGAATGGTGTCATCAGTATCTCCTCGTATTTCCCCTTCGTCCTTTTGGCATTTTACATAGTACCTGCCAATGAACCATTTGGTAATATTCTCATAAAGCATTTATGATAAATGGGAGAACCATTAGAAAACTCTGTATTGATTCCTCCAGGAATGATACTATATTCTTCACGAACAGGACTGCCTACACCAACTTGAAATGTTCCACTCACATTAATAGTACCATCAAAGTAAATCTTTTTGTCTCCTTCTCTAATCTTCCCTTGCTGTCTCAATACAGCCATATGTGAACTGCTTAAATCCTTTAAAGAAACAGTTTGCACCAATCCAGATTGCCAAGCATCTGCACCATCTTGGGTTAAAACTTGCTGGTCATCGTAATCATCAACACCAGTACTGCCTACTGTCCAATACTTAAATCTAACCATATCCCCCCTTTCAGCAACATAATTAAAGACATCATTTTGCAATTGTTCAGCACCTGCCATTTCATAGATATCCTTTTGTTTTTAATTCTTCTAAAATATCTGCCTTATTATCATTAGCAATATTATATTCCACAGGTATTTCATTCTCGTGAATCCATTGTTTAATTTTCTTCTCTGTCCAACTTGTGCCAGGTTTTTCAACAGGCATCTTTTCTATAGGTGATTCTTCTTTCCCTATAACAAACCATCCTGATGAGGTGTACTTTTTTAAGTCATCTTCATTAACATCCTTTTGCAATCCTGCCGGCAAATGTCCACCTTTGTATTCTATTTTTACCATCTTATACACCCCACACTTTTATCCCTCTGAACTTCATTTTTAATTGTTTCATCATTTGTACCCCTTGGGCTTCAAGTCTATCTGCAGATGCAATTAGATTACTTTGACCACCTTTATTCTCACTAAAGTCACCAAGCTTAATTGAACTAATATCAGCACCTTGAATATTCATAGTGGATAATAAATCACCCATTGACATATTAGTTAATGCTGGTTGATACTTCTCTGCAATATCCACACTACCTATAGTTTCTTCTAAGAACTCTTCCATATACAATCTTTTCCTATCAATAATGCCCATAAGGGTAGCACCACTAATAGAAGTAGGTATATTATCTACCATATTTCCTATTTCAGTTGCTATGCTTCCTAAATTTTTTAATACCATTATTATCGCCTATACGTATGAAATAGACAAGCTTACAGCTGATGTTCCATTTCCAACACCTGAAGTCCAAACGTGAATTGTATCATTAGCTGCACCTAACATGGGGTGAGTTAATAAATGTGGACTTCCTGTTGCTCTTGCACTATCCACAGAATACACATGAATGTAATCTTGTTGGTTTGCAACTGCATTCTTATAAATCCAGAATAATTCTCCTGTACCACTTACTGCTACAGCTATACTTCCATTAGCAGCAAAATCATCATCAGTATATTCAATCTTCTTAATCTCTCCATTCATCTTTCTATAAACATCGAGATTACCTGAACTATCTGATGTTAATTCAGCTGCTAAAAATGTTAATGCCTTTACTCTATCTCCTCTAGTCATTTGTTTTCCTCCTTATCAGTGTTACCTTGAACTTGTGTTTGCACAAGTGAGGTTAATGAATATAAATTAAAAAAATAAAAAAATTTATCACCTATTAAGCTCTTGTTCCAACTGCAATCCAACTGAATGTTTGGTTTGCTGATTCAGTTTCAACATAGAAACTTCCTGCAACCCAACTTCCTGCAAATGCATGGATATTCTCTCCAGTCTCAGCACAGCTTACAGTTACACTAACTGGTGCTGCACCAAAAGCAGTTCCGAAACTATTCCAAACTGAACTTCCTGCACCAGTAAGTCCACTTCCTGCTTGAATCAAATGTCCAAATACAGTGGGTGAACCTGCTCCAGCAGATTGCAATGCACCATCTTGATTAATTACAATATCTGCTCCAACACTACCAGTGGCATAAAGATTTAAACCACTGATTTGTTGCTCTGAGGTAACGCTTCCTGTGAAATAAGGGTCTTGTTCAGCAAGGGCCACTTCACTGCCCGGCCTTACTTCTTCTCCTCCCATTCCATCATATAGTGACATTCTTTTTCACCTCTAGCTTGTAGTTATCTTTGCAACTGCGTTGTCTCTCAAAATTGCTGACTCAAATCTATGAGTGATTGCTGAACCTCTCATATCAAATGTAGGCAACTCAAAGTTTTCAACAGTTATTGCTCTCTTCTCAGCAATTACATATGCGTGGCGATTATCTAACACCCAAGCAGTTGTTGTGTATGTTGTTGCAGGTGCAGCGTTAGCTGAAAACCTAATAACATTCATACCATAAATTGTTCCAATAAAACCTGTACTCATCATTTGAGTATTACCTGCTTTATCAGCTTCAACAAATGTGTCAATCAACCTTAAGTCGTGAGCAATCTCTGGTCCAACTAATAATGAAGTTCCAGAATAATCATTGTCTTCTAAGTGCTGAATAGCTCTTGCAATGTTGTTGATGGTAATCGCTGCACCACCTGCTACGACATTACTAGCTCCATTGATAGCAAGTAAAATTCGCGAGTTCTCGTTTTCTGCGAGTCTCTGACCAGCTAATTGAATGTTCCTTTGGAGTAATGGAAACTGACTGTCTTCCATTAATTCTTTGGTTATTCTAATAGCAACTCCGTATTTCTTAGGCTTGATATTCAAGTTGTTGTATTCAGCTTCATCCAGAGGTATTTCTGCTCCTTCAGCAACTTCCCGTACATTCATTGATTGTTCAACCATTCGGTTGATATCAACAGATGAACCAGGAATTTGTGCAGGTCCAATGAATAATGCTGCTTCACTTCTTGGAATGAGATTCTTTCCCACTTCTCCAATAAGAGTGTCGAAAATCTTTTTAGGGATTAACAAACTACCTTCAGTTCCAGTGCCAGTTGACAAAAGTTCCTTAATTTTTACTAATTCTGATTGTGTCATCTTTTTCTCCTCCTATAAGTTTAAGTGAACAGCTACGTATCCACCACTTGCTCCATCACATACAGCTCTTCCTATTTGTTTTCCATTTAGGAAAAATACTGCGGGAGAAGCTGTTGCTATCCAAGGTTGTGAAGAGACTTCATTTGTTCCTTCAACACCTACTGGATATCCTCCGATAACTGAACCAATAACAGGTACTAAGATTGTTCCTCTAGTAACTGATGCTAAAGCTTCATTGCTTCCTGTATCTTGTAGTGCCATTCCAGTACACTGTAGTCCTGATGCATCTCTTGCCATCAAAAAATCAGTTGTATTGAAACTTGCTGTTTGTGAACCAACTACACCTGTTGCAGTCGAACCAAAGACGAATACTCCGCCTGAAATAACTTCTGCTCTTGCAACTCCTGCAATAGTCCGAGGGTTTTCACCATCGCCAATTGCAACATAACCTAATGGGTTTCCAATTCCTGCTGCCATTTTACATCAATCCTCCTTTTTTTGATAAAGAATATCCTGAGATATCTCCTTTCTCAATTGTGTACCCATCTAATGGGTCACTCTCTTCAACTTTCCTCTCAGTTACTTGTGCAACCTTCCCTTTAGTTGAATCTTTCTTCTCTTTTACTTCAACTGTTTTAGCTTCTTTCTTTTCCTCAAGCTTATCAACTTTTTCACTAAGATTTTTAATTGTCTCAGTAAATGTTTTCATAGCTTCAGAAATTTCTGATGCATCTATTTTAACAGTTTGTCCTTCTTCATCTTCAGTCTTTGTCTCCCCCTTACTCTCAGTAGATTCATCTTCGGAAGATTCTTCACTTGGAGTTTCTCCTTTTGATTCTTCTTCTGAGGGTTTCTCTTCAGACTCAACTTCTTCTTTAATTACTTTTTCTTTATCAGTCATTTTAAATTCCTCCGTTTTATTTTTAATATCAAAACTTTCAGCTAATGCCTGAGTAATCCCAGCGTTTGGGTCTCCAGGTACAGCTACAAGTGATAACTCTAAAAACTCTATTCCTTTTGCAACAACATGAGCAGGTTCTCCTGTATCTTCGTTGATTGATACTTCTTCAATATCTTTAACTGTGGCTCCAACACTTACTGCTCCAATAAGTCCTTGCTCTATTTTTATTCTTACATCTTCATCCATAATATTTCCTTCAAATAATACTCTGTCACTGTCAAATCTAGCATTGACAACTTTACCAACAATACTATCAACACTGTTGTCGTGGTCTTTTAGTATAGGTTTTCCAATTAATGATTCTGTTGCACTGCTTAATTCACCAACTGTATATTTAACTCCATTGCGAGTTATGGTTGCATTAATGGCAGTGCCCCTCACTAAGAAATCTTCTTGGCCAACAGTAAAAGCTGTCTCCACTAACGGTACTGTAAAATTTAGTTTTCTCCAATCTTTCATTTTGATATCACCTTTTTTGTACCTAAAATATATTTTGGGTTTTTTACTTTATATATTTTTAGGTGTAATTATATAATTACTTGACTAAATCCTTGACATCTTCAATATATCCAAATGCCTGTCTAGTCCTTACTAACTCTTTTAAATTCCCTCTTCTTGTCCTATTTGAATTAGAAGCACCTGCAACTACTTGGGCATCAGTACCCCATAAGTTATTGCTGGCTCCTCTTTGCATATTCGGTCCATGGACATTAGTATCACTACCTGTAAAGTCCTCCCAATTCCCCAGAATGGGAATATCCTCATTGTCAATAGTAGGGTCTTTACTATTGCAAGTATGTACGAAATCTCCTGAATATTTCATTGCTGTTGTTCTCATCTGACATCTTGGACACCAAAAAACCATTTTTTTCACCTCATATGCTATCTAGTAGCACATTATTTTTCTTTGCTTTAGCTTCTTCAACTCTTTGAAAACAGCCTCCACATATCCAACCTACACCTTGTAATTCAATCATAGCATTCTTTTTACAGCCATCTTTTGCACAAAAGGGAAGTTGTTTTATCATTCCTTTTTCATCAAATTCAAACCCTTTTTGGTTTGCATATGGTACATTTGTCATTTTATCACCTCAATTGATAATGTTTCCTAAATATACATCTCCTGTTGAGCTGGTGCATTTAGTGAATTTGTCTATTCTTCCATTTGTAGCTAAGCAAGTATATTCTTTGCCATTTCCATTAGTACTGAACTCTCCATCATTACCAGATATTACAGTTGATGATGGTTCTACTAATGTTGAAGTATCAAATTGTTTCCATCCTGAATTACATCTTTTATTTGTTAATGATTCATCTGTGCTGTAACAAGTCTTTGCTGTTGAACTTAATCTATCACAAGCCAAAGCAATTGCTCTATCTTCACAATAATACACCTTATCTTCTGTGATATTAACACCACCTAAAATAACAACAGCAATCCCTAAGAAAGCTGTTAATGCATTTTGTAAAGTTAATTTACTTTTATCTTCTGCCATTTTTTTATCCTCCTATTGTTACTCCATCTATTTTATACATTATACATCCATCTCCAATAAAGTATTGATTAAATCCAGTTACAGTTCCATTGACTGTTAATGTTCCATCTCCTCTTGCTGAGAAGTTTCCTGTTCTATCTCCAAAAATATTACTACTCAAAGTATTATTAACTGCACAATTACATTCTAAATTTCCTGTTCCACCATAATTACAAGTATTAACAATGACTACTGGTGTTGTATCAACTGTAACAGTTCTTAATTCTGTTTGATTAACATTAAGGAAAGTATCTCCTGCATGTGTTCTATAGGTGTAATCACCATCTACTAAAGGTTCTGAATTGTTTGTTGATTGATTAACATATAATTCCCAATGAGTATTATTGAACTTTGCCAATGAAGACATATAAAGTTGGTCTATCTCATCATCTGTAAAGCTCCTATTCCATATCATAAAATTATCTACAAAACCATCAAGAGATTCTGCATCTGATGGAGCTGCACCACAACCTGAACCTAATCTAAGAGGGACAGTAGTATCTGGTGTTGCACTCATAGCATCTAAAGCAAAAGTTTGAGTAGCTGAATCTAAATATAAATCTAAAGTGGAAGAACCTAAACTACCTTCTACAACAACAGCAAAGAAGTGCCATTCATTTATACTGTATGAATCTGTCATTGTATCAAACTGAAATCCTCCCGATGATGTACTTGCAAAATACCTCATTTTCTGTGAACTAGGTCTAACTAACTTTACTAATTTACTTGAACTTACGTCAGCATACTGACAAAAGATTGAAGGGTCATCATTAGTTCCTACATCATAAAACCATCCTGCAATCGTCATATTTGTTTGTAAGGATGCCATATTAGTAGTAGCTCCTAACTCTAGGAAAGAAGTTGATGTTCCATCTACTGATAATGCTCCACCATATACCCCTGCTGTAGAGTCAGCTAAAGCAGTACCTTGAGGAACTCCATCATTCTGATACCTACTCACATCTCTTACTAATGTGTTCCCTTCTCCTAATTCACTAAAATTATTAAAGTTCATAAGCAATAACATAGAATCATTCATCATAGAATAGTTAGTTCCGTTCCATTCCCAGTCTACTTTGCCTAAGTTTAAATCATCTATACTTGTATTAACTATGACTGAACCAATAGTAACTGTTGCAGTATCCGCAGGTGTTGGTGTTGTGAAGTTCAATCTTGGAGCTAATACATCTTCTAAGAAGAAGAAAGTAAAGTTCACATCTAAATCACCAAGATAAGGAGTATAGGAATTATTGTTATTATTATGCATTGTGTATCGTGTGATGAAGTGGTCTTTAGTTGCATTGTTAATATCAAATATATTCCAACTGACGTTATCATCTGCATTTTGGTTAGCTAGAAGTTTATCCCCTGAGTATTGAAATTTGAGATTACCTTTGATATACTCTTCTTTAATTTGATTAGGGGTTAATACTCTTCCAAATATTTTTACTTCGTCAATCATACCATCTAAACCCCAATTAGCAGTACAAGCACCACCACCATTGCTATAACAACCAATTCTAAGAGGATTATCTGAAGTAGATAAAGGTGACGTACTTGTTCCTTCAGTTGATAAACTACCATCGATATAAATCTTAACATTATTACTTGGCAGAGCCTCATCAAAAGTCACAGACAAATGATGCCAAGTGTCCAAATTAATAGTCTCGGTTGTAGTAATGAATGCTCCATCATACCAACTCACTGTTTCATCATCTTCTACAAGTAAAGAATAATGATTTTGTTTATCAATAACATATTGGTTGAAACTCGGACTAGCTCCAGAAGTGGCAATATTTACCCAAGCGCTTAAAGTAAGATTGGTTGTAAAATCAAAATCATCATCATCCTCTAACATTTGAATGTAATCATTAGTTCCATCTAATTCTATTGCCTTATCATATTTTCCATGTTCAACAGTAACTGCTGAACCTCCTCTACTTCCATTATTACTTCTGCTTGAACTATCTACAAAATGTGTGTTATTCTCTCCGATTGCAGTATTATTATCAAAGTGCATACTTAAAACCATTTTAGAAAGAGAATCATCATATCCATCTGTAACATTCCATTGTCCTACAGCTACACTAATATCTGTACCAAGTAATCTTTCATACCCTTGTGTAGTAATGTTTACTTGGTTCTCATCAGTTAAACCACTTTCATTAAATGATTTGTAGTGTTGAGTACCTGTTGTTGCAAATATATTTACTGATTGGTTATTGTATAAATTAGTAATTTCTGCAGAGGTAAGAGTAGTATTAAAAATAATAACTTGGTCAATAAGTCCATTAAAAAAAGAATCCATAGAATGGTCACTTTTACCAATAAGAAGATTGGCAGTATTAGCTGTAGAGCCTATTCCACTTCCCATTCCACTTCCATCTTGAACACCATCAATATAAATTTCAAGGTCATCTCCACTCCTTACAGCTACTAAATGATGCCACGCATCATCGTTTACGAAAGTAGTCGAGGTAGCCTCCACAAACATAAGAGAATCATCAAACACAGCATTGAATTCCCCTCCAAAGGTGATATCCATATAATATCCTGCTCCGAATTCCTCTTTTTTAGCAACAATCATGCCATCAGCGGAGAAATCTCTTGTTTTTATCCAAGCAGAGATAGTAAAATTATCTCCAGTATTATCTGCAACATCTCCTAGATTAATTTTATCTCCTGAACCATCTAAAGAAATTGCTTTACCAATGATTCCTACAGCATTGTTTTTAGCATCTCCTTCATTAGTACCATCAAAATTATTATTGGATAAATCAATAGTATGGGTTAAATTATCTTTATCAAAGGACATATATAAAAATACATCACTCCTACTTATATTTAAATGAGTGAAAATGGGTTCATCTGTAACATTAGTTAAGAACAAATCTGTACTAATAGTTGTGGATTGAATAATCTCAATAGTGTTATCACCAAACTTAAAATAGAAATCAGTCTTAGGATTAGCAGATACACAATACAAATAGCTATCTCCTGATTCAAAATTCTTTCCTGTATTACTTCTTCTTTTCTTTAATTCTCTATCTACAGATTTTTCTTCAGCATTCTGTAAATAATTTAAAGTAACAGGAGGAGTGTATACTCTCTTAGCCTTACTAACATTCTTCTCAGTGTTAATGCTTTCAAATTTAGCATCTAAACAAATAATTACTCTTCGTTCAAATATGCTAGTGTTATCTCCATCTACGGAAACATTAACAGAAGACTCTTCAAAGACAGGAGGCATATTACTCTCGTTGCCTTTCATCTTAATAATTTTATAATCTGTGCCATACACTAACCTAGCACCATCGTCTTGACTAAAACTTTTAGGATTGGTGCTATATCTTAATTCATCCTCGGCAAAAACAAAACTTATAATTAACAAAAACATCATTGCCCAAATAAATTTGTGTTTCAATTTTAATCTACCTGTCTATTTAAACACCAATCCTGAGCCATTATGTATAATAAAACCATTGGCTCCTCCTTCTGGATTTTTTATTGTCACATTTCTGAAGGTGATATTTGCTTGATGGTCCCAGACCCCCGTAACATTAAAGTCATTTGTAATATTAGTGTATCCTGCGTTTTGGAATACAGTATCAGTGTTTTCATTATCTTTAATTGTGGTATTACAGAATAATCTTCCCCCTGCAACCCCTATTGAACCACAAGTAGTAATGTTAATTCCTGCACCAGATGATAAGTTTACTTGTTTCCTAAAATCCCAATTTCCTACAATTTGAAAATCATTAGTAATATTTGTATAACCTTCATTCTCAAATGAGCTTCCTGTAGGTGATTGTAAGACTGTAGTATTACAAAACAATGAACCATTAGCATTAAATCCTGCTAATCCACTAGCACAATTCCTAGCATTATGAACTACTATATCACTCGCATTAGCAACACCTGTTACTGTTAATGGATTTACAGGCTTTTTTCCTCCTATTCCTACTAAGTCAGCCAGGTTATCTAAAAACACAATTCCAGTGCTTCTATTCCATCCAAACAAACATACTTCTCCTGGAAGACAAATGTTATCATAATCAACATCTGATATCTCTGTTGGACCAACCCATTTATTTGTTTGAAGTTGGAAACAACTTCCATTCTGTAATAAAGTTGAGTTAGTCACACTACAAGCTGTTGTTGTATTTGATGGAGAGGTAATATTATTCCAATGAATTGCTCTTTGAAATGAATGTATGATTGAAGTAAATATTTCAGTCACACCTGTAAATGTCTTATTAGCACCAATACTTTGATTGAATGTAGTATTAACATAATCACTGTTATCGAAGCTTCCAGCTCCTCCTGAATCATCTGTTCCACAGACTACTAAACCTGAAGAATCTGTTGATAAAGAGCTTCCACTATCACAATTACTATAGTTCAGGTATAAACTATTCGTGAAATTATTTGCTCCATTGAAAGTATTGTTACCACCGAAGGTATTATTTCCATTTGCTGTATTCTGAACAAAATCTAATTTTCCAGTAAATGGATTATAAGTTGTAGTGAATCCAGCAGAGGCTATCCCCATTAGCATTAAAGCTATTGTAAACCATAAAAAGCATCTCTTTCCAATATTAATTATCACTTTTTTGTCCTCATGTATATGTATATGTTAATCTTTCATCCCATTCTTTATCGAAGAGACCATCACCATTAGCCCATTGAACTTTGGTTGGTTTGCCATCTCCACTAAAAGTTAGTTTCTGGATTCTCCAAGTTGAACTTCCTGTATTTGCTCCTGGAAGCGAATGTCCTATATATTGTGTGGTGGCATCTGCATAATCAATTTCCAAACTTAAGGGATTATTATCAATCATCAAATTGCCTCCACTTTGTACTTCCATCGGGTGAGCGTTTCCTTTCCCATCCATTATTGCGTCTGGCATAATAAATCACCTCCTATGTTTATCATATCATTCATTAAAGTTTCGTGTCCCATTAGATGTACCTCAAGGTAATTTTTATTGTAGTTCCTACACTACCTTCAACAGCTACTCGCACTTTATCATTAAGATAAAATGCACTACTGCTAAAGTTTAGCCTCTCATTGTTACAGGCAGTATTTTCTTTTTGCAGAGCAATGTATTCATTACTGCTTAAAGTTTTGTAATCTACTTCACTAAACAAAACAACTCTTGATTCAACAGTATTGATAATAATACTAATGTTATTATCAGCTTCAATCATTACACCACATAGCTTTCCATTAATCTTTGTGCTAATGCCTTCAGCTTTATTGTCCTCACCAACAATCATTTGTAGTTTTACATCCGTTACATTTCCCATTTTAGTTCAACTCCGTAATCGGTAAATATGTGCATCTGCAACTAACGTGTGCAGGCAATAAACCTGATATTTCATTAATGTTAAATATTCTTCCATTTAAATCTAAACAGATAGGACAAGTTCTTTCACTCATACTTGCAACCCATCGTACTTGCTGAATCTCTGCACTTTTGTAACTCTTGATAGCACCTTCTGCAGCTGCTCTAGTAGTTTCTGTTCTTGCTATTAATAAAGCCCTCTCTTTTGAATTTTTTGAAATTAAAGGAATGCCTTTATCATCCTTAACAATAACCCCATTCTGAGTTTTTAACAAATTAGGAACTTTAACATTCTTCATAATATTTCTTTTAATCTGTTGTATGCTTTCTCCCTTTTCAAATCCATTCATTAAGACTGTTCTTAGCTTACTAATCTTTTCTTCAGATAATTTTCCCCTCAACTCATCTAATTGGTCTCTTGCAGCTAAAAAACTAAAATCATATTTCTCTAAAAACTTTTGAATGTCTTTCTGATACTTAGTATAATTAAACCCTAACCATTCTTTTAATGAATAATCTACACCACTTTTATATTCGTGACATCCACAATATTCTTGTCCGTGGATTTCATAATCTTTTGCCAACACTAAAGGACTAAGGAGTTCACTCTTCTTCTTTTTAGGCACTATAGGTTGTTCCTTTATTTCTTCTATTTTTTGGGGAACATCAGGTTGTTTCTCTTGACTAACTTGTCCAGGAACAGGAGGTTGAGGTTCGTTTTCTTCACGTTCTCTTTCCTCTTTCATACTCTCAATTTCTTCTTCACCAAACTCAAATGTTCTCGCTAGTTCTTTCTCTAGTCTAGTCCTTAAGGCCTCACTGCTTAAAGGAGCTTTCAATAATTGGGTTATTCTATCTAGTTTAGCATTACGTTCTTCAGCACTAGGTTGTCCCCATTCAAACTCAACGTGAACATCTATTCCCTGAGCAATCAAAACTCTTCTGAAAATCTTTTCTTCAATTACTTTCTCAATCTCTGCTTGTTTTGCTTTAATATTTCTTTGAAAACCATCCATTTGGACTTTTGCAAGTCCTTCTGGAATACTTCCTTTTCCCAATAACACTTGAGGTATTTGCAAAGCAGCACTAAAAGCCTCCATACCCCACTCAAGTGGAAACGTAAATTTGTCACCTATATCCCCAAAGTTCAATGTTTCTACTTCTATTCCAGGACCAAATACCCACTCGTGATTGTTCCTCATCAATTGCATCTTCTCACCAATTGCATTAACATCTCCTGCAGAGGGTAACATAGTTCCATCCTTATTACCTACATATTTTACAATCATAGGAGAATTAGCTTTACGCTTCATCAATAGATACATATCGTTTTTTGCTTGTAATACATCTTCAATAATGGTATGGGCAGGATAAATTAATCCTAGACCATACGCCATATCTCCAATTCCATTTAAACTAAAATGGGCTACTTCTTCAGTAGTAAAATCAATAACTTCATTATTAGTAGAAGAAAAAGCATCAGTCATTCCAATGAATTGTTTATACCCTTCTATCTTTCCAGTTTCATCTCTTTGAATAAACATAAACTTAGAATCAAGCACTTTAATAGAATCGATAATGTCATCATCTCCTTCTCCTAGTTCAACATATCCTGTTCCTTTAACGAAAGCTTCTAGTATCCATTTTCTTAATATAGAATCAAAACCAACGTCCTGCATCCATTGTTCTATTATTTCTTTTGCAGCTGCATCTTTAGAAGTAACATAAAAACCACTCACCATAAAATCAACAAACTTATTTATAGCACCATTGACAAATCCTACTTTTCTATATATCAACTCAATAGTTTCGAGATTGAAAGGGTGTTCTTCTCCTAACTCACTAGGAAATAAAACATCTGTTTTGTCAGTTAAGCCTTTAAACATCTCAGTAATATGTTCTGATTTGACGGCTTGACTTTCATCCACATACATTAGAGGTTCTGATTTTACAGATTCAACTACTGGTTTCTCTTTACCTTTGAATTTATCTATGAATCCCATAATAAAAAAAATATCTCTCCTATGGATGAAAGAGATATCGAATGAGGTTACAATGAAAACAAAGATAATGATTTACTATGACAAAATATATTTTAAGCGTTTTCCTTTTTAAACTTTTGGGTGTAATTATATAATTAAACCCCATATAATATCGGTCTGCTCGTAAAACTACCTATTTTAAATCCAAAACAAGCAAGAGCTAATGCATCCGGAAAGTCATCGTGTCCCCTTTCACTATGATGAATCTTTAAATTACCTGTACCATATATCTCATATCTTAAATCCAGTAGCTGATAAATCATTTTCTTGTGATTGGGTAACTTTAAACCACCATCGATTCCCCTTTTTGTTTTCTCTAGCATAGCTTTAAGATTGGAATAAATATTTTCTTTACTCCTTATAGTAAAAGCATAATCGATAACCTTATGCCCTATTCTTTCTTTTAGTACATCACATACTCCTGCACCTAGGCCTGTTGAATCAATAAATATTTTATCAAACTTAAAAGTCTTATCTAGTAATTGAATCCTTCCTATTGCATCAGTTAAAGCTTTATGTTTAGTTTCAATTATCTTAATAACTTCATAATTCTCTTTATCATAAGGTTTCTTTACAACAATAAACGTAGAAGAATCTTCTCCCATTCTAGCCAAGTCACACCCAAGCATATATTGAGATTTTGGATGCCTTGTTTCTTCCTCTTCTAATTCTTCATCTACACAGGACATTATTAGTTCACGTTTGAAATAAGCATCTACATCTTCTACAAACTCACCATAGATTTCAGTTCTGACATAGATGCTTGAAGCTCCATACTCGTCTATTTCTTTTTGGATTGTTTCGTGATGAAGATGGGGATTGTCAAAACTGTTGAATTGAAAACTAGCAGTATCGCCTTCACCTTTTAGTCCATTATGGAAGTCTTGATAGAATCTATCTTTACCCCAAGGTGTAGAAGTTTGCCATAGTGGAGCTCCAGTATCGAAAATCATAGGTCTTATTGCTCTCCAAGCATCAGATTTAATAAAGGCTGCTTCATCAATAAAGATTCTATCATATCCTGTTCCTCTAAGACTATTGAAGTTCTCAGCAGAACCAAACTCTATCTTAGAACCATTATCAAAAATAATAGTCGGATATGGGCTTATTACCATCTTTTGAATATGTTTAAATAAAGAAGTTCCTTGTAACATCTTAATGATTTCATCATACACCAACTTACTTTGTTTACTAACCGGTGCAACTACAAACTGTTTCTTATAAGTTCTTAGAATTGCCCCTCTGACTAACTCTCCTGAAATGAGTTTAGTCTTACCCCCTCTACGTCCACAACAAATGACTTTGTTCTTAGTTTTATTCCTTAGAATATTTACTTGCTTAGGGTGAGGTTCCCATCCTAAAAAGTACACCTGAAAGTAAACTGGGTCATTTAGTTTCTGAATTGTTTTGCTCATAAAACTTTAGACAAGATACCCCCTGATTTAATCCTTACCCTTGTCACCTCGTTTATTTATATTTTTGAATATTTGTGATATTTCCAATTCTCTATCTGAATATCCCTTATTTTTATTTTTTAATCTTAATTTAACATATTCTTTAAGTAGTGTTGCTTGTTGTTTCTTAACAATAAGATAAGGTAATATCTGTTTAAGACACAAACGAATACCTTCCAAATCCTGAATATATTTTGTTTTTGGAAACTACCTACTTTAGTGGGTAGAGCACGTCATTTCTTATCCTCCATAAATACTTCTGGAAGTGTCTCCTGTTCCAAAAAAGGTTTTATCCTTGCCTTTGCAATTTTAACATACTCTTCTTCCTTTTCAATACCTATAAATTTTCTATTTAATTTTAAACAAGCGATTGCAGTAGTTCCACTTCCTAAAAATGGGTCAAGAACTATCCCTCCTTTTGGAGTTACCAATCTTACAAGGTATTGCATAAGTTTAATTGGTTTAACTGTTGGGTGGTTGTTGTGAAAGTCTGTTGTCCTGTCTTTACCACTGCCTGTTTTCATTTCACCCGATTGTCCCATCATTTTATTTGCTGTACTTCTTGGCTTCTTAGAGATACCTTCGCACCCTTTGTTGCGTTCTTTCTTGTTTGCTTTTGCACAATAGAAGAATCTAGAAGCTCCACCTTTATCACCATATTCCCCATTTGGTCTATTCCCTATACTCCCTGAACCAAAAACATTTCCTTGTCCAAAACCAACTAATGATTTTCTCATTTTTGGTTCTCCTGATTTTACAATCCCACTCTGTTCATCTAACATTTTACCTGCTTCTTCATCTAGTATTATATTAGCTGGGAATCTTCCATAGTTTTTTATTTCTGTTTTAACTTCTCCATACTCACCAAATATCCCACTACCTTTTGCTGATTCTTTAGATTTTGAATGAGTTTCTGTTGTTGTTCCAACCCTACACCCATCTATATTAATTCCACCTACTCCATTCTTTAATACATTATTTGCTACTGTTCCTTTAAAGGGCTTCCGGGCCATTGTAATAGGTTCAAGTGCAGGTTTTAAAGCTGTTCCCCATCCTTCCCATTGTTTAGCTTCTTCTGTTGTTGGGGCTGTTATGTGTACACTTCCGTAAGTTTTACCTATACCATCAAACCCTGCATTTGCCCACCCTTTAGGTTGTCTTGCATCAAAATCTTTTCCATCAGGAGTTTTCTTTTTTCCTATCACTTTTCTTTCTGCTTCTGCCCAATCAATTAAATCGTCAAATTTATTATCTAAATCTAAAACCTTTTTTAATTTTTTATACATTTTCTTGCTTGGTAATTGCACTCCTGTTTTTCTGCCTTCCCACCAACTAACAGCAGTACAGGTTTCCATAATATCATCTAATTGTTTTCTACTATATCTTTTTACTTCTCTCTTTTCTTTTATGTAATTTCCAAAGTCAGTTAAATCTATTTTGTATTTCCCATTATTTTTATCTATCGCTTTACCTATGTTGTGACTTTTTGGAAAGCCACTACCATAAACCCAAGCAATCATATCTCTTATTTCAAATCCTGCATCTTCTATATTTACTGCCATTCTATGTTGTGTTCTTGTTCCTGCAAAACTTAAAAGATAGCCACCCTCTTTCAATACTCGTAAAACCTCTGTCCAAAGTTCTACACTTGGCACATCATAATCCCACTTCTTACCCATAAACTCTAAACCATAAGGTGGGTCAGTTACAATCGCATCTACACTATTCTCTGGAAGTGTTTTCATAACTTCAATACAATCTCCTTGATGTATTTTGTTCATTTCAATTACCACTTACCGCACCGCCTTGCCTTCCCTACAGAAGGAGGTACAGTATATTCTAATAACAATCTATCAAGACCTTCTGTATGTGTAATCACAATACGTCTTTGATTATCCTTTGCATAGACATAAGTAACCTTGTCTTTAAGCGTACTCACACACTCCCAACCCTGACCTTCTAACATACTTATGTCAATAGACCTATCCTTATAACATATCATCTCATACTTCATTTTGTTTACTTAAACTATCAGCTATTCTTTTAAGTTGAATAAGCTCATATACTTTCATTTGGTTTTTCTCACTATAAACCCAATCTTCTGATTTTATTATATCTAATTCCTCAAACACTTTTCTTGCTTCTGATTTAATATTATATTTTGTCATCTTGTTCCCCTATTAGTTCCTTCATCTTGGAAACTACCGACTTTAGTCGGATTAGCGGATGTCATTTGAACTCTTTTCTTTAGCAATAAATTCCACTAACCTTCTCTCTGCATCTTTTACAGTTGAATCTATATTGACAGTTATCTCTGCATCCCCAAATAAATGTAATTCGTGTTTAAGGGCAGTCACTAATTCATTGACATTTACTTTAAGAAGTTTATTTCCCTTCCGGTCAGTATCTCCAAGATTCTCAACAAACCTACTTATTACTCCTTTTAAGATTTTATGCTGACGAACCTTAATATCCGCTAGAGTTTCTTTTACTTTTTCCTGTACTCTTTCATCTACTTTAGTTTTCTTTTGGTCCCAATTATATTTCTTTCTCCAGGTGTAAATAGTGTTAGTAGTTACACCAGTAGTATTTTTTATTCTCTCTGCAGGTACTCCAGCTATAAATAACTTCATTACTGCAGTTCTTGTTGTTTCGTTATATTTACTCATTTGTTTTCACCCCACTAAATAGTAAATTTATGTCCACACTCCGGACAAGATACATCAGCCCTATGTTTCTCTTTAGGAATTAACTTTTCAATTTTAGTTTCAGGTACTTCTAGCAATTCAGCATAAGTATTTATTTCATCTATGCTCAAATTAAAAGTTTTGATTATCTCGTCCGTTTCTATATCTGTTTTCAAATCAGAAAGGAGTTCTGCAAACTTATGAGGGTTTAGTTCTCCTTTAATCTTATTCATATTGATAGTGGTTATCTTAGCATCTGAATCGCTTAGTTCTATCAATACTGCGGGTATTTCTTTTAGTTCACATTGTTTTGCAGCTAACCATCTATGCTCACCATCTATGATTATTTTGTTTTGATTTAATAAAACAGGTTGTAAGAATCCACTTCTTTTAATTTCTTTCACTAAGTGGTCCATCATACCAGCAGTCATTTCATTGGGATTGTATTCGTTAGGTTTAATATCCTCAACCTTTACTTGCTCATATCCTATTATTTTTGTTTCTCCCATTCTTCCTCACCTCAGAGTTTTATCCCAAAATTACATTTAGGACAGTCAATATACCTATGTTTTGCTTTTTTTACTTTTGAATCAGGTAGTTTAGTTACTAGCTTTAAACCAGCTAATTCAGTTTCACTTACTTTTAAGTTCTTCATTATCTCATCTGAAGACAAATCAACATCTAGTTCGTATAAGAGATTAGCATACTTTAGATAGTTATTGCTTCCTCTTATTCTATTTAAGTTTACTGTTAGGGTCTTAGCGGTATTTTCATCTACATCAGCTATCATACAAGGAATAGTCTTTAGTTTGTTCTCTTGACATATCTTAAATCTATGTTCCCCATCTATTACTATAAATTCTTCTCCATCAGGACGCACTATGATAGGTTGCACTAAACCTATTCTTTGTATTTCTTCCTTTAAGTGTTGAAAGTTATCATCTTCCATCTCATTAGGATTGTAAGTGTTCAGTTTTATTTTGTTAATATCTATCTCTTTATATATGGTTTCCATTTTCTTGCCTCCAGATACTTTGCATATTTCTTCCATTGAATTACATTTAAGTTATTGAATAGTTTAGACGATACATTTTTGAACTTAGGGATGGATTTAACACCAGTAAGATTTGTTCCATTGAAGAAGAAAGCAGTTCCATATATTCCTCCAATCAACCAAGAAGTACTATCTACTGAATAGAAATCAAATTGTTTCAACAACCTAGTAGAAGTAAGTCCGAATCCGTGAACCTTTACATCTTCAGGAATGATTTTAAGACATTTCTTTAACCAAGGAGCTAATTTATTATAACTTCCCCCTACTAATCCTCCTAAAGCAATATAAGTATGTCCTTCATCTAAGTATTTTTGAAGCCATTTGAAATCTTCTCCGTGATGAAAACAAGGCAAAGGACTTAATCCAGCATCTTCCATTATCTTCTGATTCTTGTAAGTAGCTTCAGCATCTCCTATTACATCTAAGTTTGCATATATTTCTATCTTAGACAAATGTTTCTTAATGAAAGCAATATAAGATTGAATATTGATTTCAAATTCTTGGGTAAACGCACTATAAGCTCCACTATCTAAAAATATACTTTGAGAAGTAAAAGGTAAAGGGTTATTTCCTAGACTGAAGTAACTTATAAGAACT